GAAATGTATCTTCCCCAATTTCGCTGATTGCTACAAGAGCTGCTTCTCCTACTGAATTATTTTCTACGCTATAATATATGCTACTTTGACTGCCTTTACTAGTAAACTTATCGTCAATAAACTTACAAATATCTCTTAATATTCTAGCCTGAGCTTGGACAGGAGTGCTGTTATGCTGCCACTCTGCTACCTGTATTAGACTAGGAATTTCTAAAACTTGTATAGCGGCAGGGTCTCCACCTGTTCCTAGGCTAGGATCTAAACTAACAATATAAGTGCAGGCAACATCTATTTCTTTGTACCATCTAGCCTGACCCATACGCATTATAGGTTCTTTGCCTTCTAAGTTAGCTAAAATTATACTGCTAATTAATGTTTCATCGAAAATCAAAAACTTACATTCGTGTTCACGTTCAAATCGCTCTATGCCCACTCGACTGCGTTCAGTGTCTGCCCATTTTTCATCTCTATCAGGATGTTGACTCCAAATTGCCATATAAGGGAAGAAACCGTTTCGACCTAATTCTTGTTCATTACCGTATTCGTCAAACTTTTTATTAGCTTCGTTCCAAATCATAGCAAACTGATCTTCGTCACTGTTTGGTGTTGACGTAATAATTGCCTTACCGCCAGTAGCCAGCGTTGGAGAAATAGAGGTCCAAAATTCAACGGCTATATTAGGTTCAACATAGGCAAACTCGTCACAGTATAATAACGACACAGACATACCACGACCTGTTGTTTCAGTGGTTGTTTGAGCTACTATACGACTGCCGTTATCAAATTCTATACTTTGTTTGTTATAACTTGTAACACCACACCTTATATGATCCGGGCATAATTCGTATCCATAGCGAATACGTTGCATAATTTCTTGGGCACCAGTATATTTGTGAGCGGCAATTAGTATTGTACTGTCTGGTACAAACATAGCATACCATAACAAATAACCCACTGCTGTAGTAGTCTTTCCCATCTGACGACCTAGCATATTAACGCTAAATCTATGGCCGTGATAACTTTCTAATAGTTCAGTTTGATACTCGTATGGAATATACTTTAATTTACCCTGCGTAGGATGTTGAATAAAAAAGTAATTGCTTAGAAAAAACCTAGGTCCTGTATCTTGATCAGAACAAGCCAACAGATCTTGAATTTGCTCTTCAGAGTATCGTTGAGTGGCGTTAGCCTTTTTAACTAATTGATCTATATTTTTTAGTGCCATAACTTTATTTACAGAAAAAAATAGGCTCCGAAGAGCCTATTTGAAGCGAGTGCTTCTTACATTGTTCCGCACTCTTTAAGGCCGTGTACCGGACACTCCTTGCCTTTTGGTGTATGATTACACTTAGCCTTTTTACCTTCCGCAATGAACTCTTGATATTCTCTATATAATTGTTGTTCGACAGTTTCCATAGGGTTAGCCCTTGCCAAGCCAGCCTGTCTTTCTCTATGATCTCCATCATTGGGATCATACGCAAATTTATTACTGTCATGAGATGGAACGTCTTTAGGATCGTTTGGTTGATTGTCGAATCCTTCTTCTTGTTCCTTGTTGTCGCCTGTTATAGCATCACCGGCTGCTCCGCCAACGGCAGCACCTAGAGGTCCACCTAAAGCAGCTCCTAATCCTGCACCAGCCATTGTGCCTAATAGGCCTTCTTCAGCTGGTTCATTCATTGTATCTATTAAACGTTTCATACTGTCCATGTCAGACCCTGCAGGCATAGACTGTACAGGTTGTTGTTCAGGTTGGCGATGACCTACTCCTGCTAGGCTCATAAGGTCTTGAAGCATATTGCTCAATTCTTCGCCACTGCCAGCAGTCATATTAATGGAAGCAGGTGATGATGATCCAGGCATCATGCCGCACTCGTCTAGTGTTTCTTTGTTAAGAACTTCAGTATCTTTATAAACTCTAGGGTTGTTCTCATCTAATTCAGATAATCTTTTTAAAACGTCTATCATTTGCATAGTTATTTCCTTGGATCCTTTGATTGAACAATAGGACTCTTATTGTTTTGAGGAGCATCTGTGTTAAATGATGCTTTGTCTTTTGTTCCTTGGTCTGCATTTGCAGCTTCTGGAATAACTTCGCCTCTTTCTTTTCTTTGTAGCTTTAAAATATCATTCAATTCTTTTACAAAATTAGAATTATATTTGTCGCCATAAAAATCCTCAAATTTAGCATTTTCAGCTTCTTTGTAATCGGGATCTTTTAGTAAAGCTTCAGTCCTTGGTTCTACAGGTTTTTGATATTCTTCGTAAGGTTCGTTAGGACTTCTTACTACTAATCTATCTTTTCCTATTTGAAGGTTGTGTGTAAGATATTCAATTAGCTCATACTGTGTGGTTGGATAAGCTAAGGTGACCTCGTAAATGCTAACTTCCATATTTTTTAACTGAGGAAAATCTAGTGGCAGCTCCTGTATAGGTGTTTTGCCGTTCTTTTTAAATCCAGATACTTCATATCGATCTAGAAGTGTTTTTAAGCTAGTTTCTTGCTCAGTAGTCATATCTCCTGCTACCTTTACTTTAAAGGTATAGGATTTTTTGCTCTCAGATAGATGTTCTTTAAAAGTTTTCATAACCTTTTTCCTATCAACTATTTACCTAATTTCTTTAGTTTTTCTAGTATGCTGTTACGGTCAGTGATAATATACCCTTCGCCTTCTACAGTATTACTTTCACTGTTACCGTGTTTTTTCTCAATGGCTAATTTTTTTAACTGTAAATCAACCATTTTAAGTTTCTTTTCAATTTTATTTGTTTTTGCAGTTATGGCGGCGTTCATCATTTGAGCAGCCACTTCAAACATTCTAGAGCTATATCTTGCTTCTACATTCATGCCCAAATCCATTAGGTCGTCGTAGGCCTGTTCTGCTTTAATTGCTAGTGCGTCTAATTCAGCATCGCTGATATCCCCTAATCCTTTGACTCTAGGCAGTGCGGCGGATATCTTATCAAACTCTTCTAGCTTTTCTTGAAGATCAATAGTAGGAACTTGTACGTCAGTTTTAGGCTCCTCAAGCTCTTTTTCGGTGCTTTCTATGTTTAAAATTTCTTCTAGTTTCTTAGTCATATTTTTACTTATCTTTTCTTTTTGCCATTATGGAAAAGATCGTGCTCATTTATAACTCTAAATGTTAATCCGTTATTTTTACACCAATTTCTTGCTGCCGCCCATTTGGCTAAATTCTTAACATATTGAGCTTGATTATATGGGTTTTTACCTACCTTTTCTAAGACCATTTGATTTTCAGGTTTTACTTCCCATATTTCTGCGTGTTTCTTTTGATTTTTGTCTATGTAGACGACTAAAAAATCCGGAACGTATACTGTTGGTTTTCCGGTCAACGGATCTCTGTATGGAATTTTAACACTTTCACTGGCCCATTGTTGTATGGCAGGATTTTCATCGCACATCCTCATTACAGAAAGCTCCCATGAACTTCTGTATATCGGTGTTCGTGTGCCTACGTATTTGTCTGGGTTTTTTAATTTGTAAGCATCTTTAGCAAACTTTAAACTCATGGAAGAATATTTCGTTGTATTTCGTCAGCCGGTAATTGATTCAATACTATGCCCAAACTACTGCTTTTAAATCTATTATAATTTAAAATTTCTGCAACAAGGCCGCTAATTTCTACATTTGTTAGGCCGCCAAGGGTATCTAAAATTTTTATTGCATTTAGTCCATCTCTCTTAGCCTGTGATAAAATAACTATAGATGTAGATTCTGCTGCCATAGGCTGAAAGCCTCTCTTTTCAAAAAAAGCAGACATTGCAGTTAAAGTAGGGCCGTCTAATTCAATTGGACTTTCGTAGTAATTGTCAAAAAGTTTTACAGTTGCATCGGAGCTACTGGCGCTCGTGTCTATTGGAATATTATTATATAATTTTTTCATGTTCCGCCGCCTACATTTCTAGATGTAGCCTGTGTATTCTTTGATTGGTCAATGTTTTTAAAAATTTCTATCCCTGCAGGAGCAAGTTTAGCGTTTGCTGCATTTTGAGCGTTGTCAACAAAACTTCCTGATCCTACTGCCGCGGCTGCAAAGACTCCATTAAGAACACTATAACCTTCTTGTTTTAAGCCTTCTTTTTTAATTGATCGTGCGTTCTGTGCTAAATTTTTTGTTTGTATTGCTACTCTTAATAAATCTGCACCGCTGAGAGGACCTTCTTGTGTTAGTGTACCAAATATGTCAGATGCTCCTGCTAGTAAACCGCCGGGACCTAATATGCTCTTTGTTCCTCGACCTGCGATTGACAACGGGCTTGGACTATTATCGTAATGTTCTCGTTGGAATCCGGGATTTTCTTTTGAGATAGGAGTATTTGCAAGATCATAATAAACGGCCTCGTATGTAAGAGTCATTCGACTATCAAGTAATCTTTGCCCGTTAGTTTGATCTAAGTTTGCTGGACTCCATTCAGTAATAATAGGATTAATTAGTGTAACTGTATTAAATTTTTTCCTGTTCAATAGATATATTGTTATTGAATTAAAGAAAGGTTCTGTTTGACCGTTGTTTAAACCATATGCATAAGCACGAGTAGCATATTTTGTATCTCTAAAAGCCTCAGGAATAGATCTTTCCTGTCCTTTGGTATTACCTACAGTAGCGCCAGCATACCTACTATCTGCAAAATAGTATTGATAATAATTTTTCCATAAATTTGAAGTAACATTATTCATGTCATCATGGAATGTTATGCCTATAGGATTGTAAGTTAATTTTGTTTGAATAACAGATTTTCTATTATACTGATTTACTGTTTCGGTGTTAATTGTTATTCGAGGTTGGTCAACAGTCTTACAAAGTAAACCTACTTTAGATGAGTGTCTATTATACCAGGTATCATCTATTGCAGGAAATACTAATTTTTCTTTTATTCTAGGATTAAAATTGAATACTACAAAATAGCTCCAACCAGCCTTAGGTGTTAGCCCGTAGTTTTCGTCTGCATATAGTCGTGCGGCATGTTTGTAGTCTTTGAGGTATCCTTGTTCTGCAAATACGCCGCCTGCAAAATTGGATAAAAATTGTGTAAATGCATTAGCCATAACTTTATTTATTCTAATAAAATTATGGTGCTTTTTCGATTAAGGCATAAGATTTTTGTAAAGATCTATAACTGCTTCTCTAGTAGGTCCTAGATAATCGTTGTTAATAATTTCAAAGTCTATGCAGTCTTTCCAAAAAATTCTTAATTCAGTATTAGCTTTTTCTTCTATAATTTTTCCGTAAGGAAAATATGTCAAAGTTTCTATTAAATTAATTTTAGGATACCCTATAAGCTTATTGTTTTTTTGATCAAAAATCCATCTATGGTGTATAGCGCCTTTAAACTCGTCTCGATACTGTAATTCATAATACTTGCTAGGTACCGCAATAAATCCTTCTTTAGCAATCTTGGGCATATACCTCAAGGCCGCCATAGGATAGGCTATGTCCTCTAACGTATGTGTACAATTACAAAAATCAAATTTACCATGTCGTTCAACATAATCAAAAATTTGTTGCCAATCTTCGTACTGATTTATGTCGCCTAAAAAACTGTGTTTGTCTGTTAAGTTATTAGGCCTTAAGTCAAAGGTATGTGTTAATAGATCAGGTGAGAAGGGATTATGACTAGCACCTATATCTATCATTCTAAAATTTTCTGTTCTTTCTTTTAATTTCTGAACGTGAGAAATAACCTCAGGTCGTCCATAAAGTTCTTCTTTATGAAGATATATCTGTTGCGGCAAAGTTTACTCCAAAGTAAAAGGCATATATACGTAATTGTATATATGCCTTTAGACAAAGTCAACCAAATTAACCGGTTGCTAATGTTCTTAGAGTTCTTCCAACAGCGCCACCGATACCGACTGGAGTATTAGATCCGTCAACTTGGATAGCATTATCGTATTTGATTGTTAATGTGATATCAATTGGATCACTGCTCGAATAATCTGTGTTAGAGTACACAGTATTCTGCAAATAACAACCAGTTAATTCAAATGTTTCTAAAACTCTTGGTTCGTTAGCACCATTACCGCCGTCTAGGATTTCTATTCTTGTCAAAAACTTGTAATCTATGCCGCTAGATGCAGAGCTTTGTTCAAAAAAGTCGAACTGTTTCTGAATTTGCTCTCCAACTAATCTACTAACTTCACCTGTAGCATCATCTCTTACTACTAATGAAATGTCTGTCCAAGTGTAACGTCCTGCGTAATTAATCTTACTGTTATAAACGTGTAATTCGATGTTATCAAAGCTTACGCCTGGTCGTGTAACATTCATTACCTGTTTGGTTAGTTCAGTAGTAGGTTTAGATACTCCAAAGTTTTCTAGAGACACCCTAAATCTGTACTTCAACTTGGGCATTAATAAGCCCTGAGAAGTAGCGCTCTGACCTGTTGGTAGAGGTACTGTAAATTTACTTAAACTAGTGATTGCCATCTAGATGCTCCTTGTTCCTTGTATTTAATCATTATCTTCCAGCTGCAATGTCACCAGTATTCTTCAATCTTAATGGAATATATATAAATTCAACAGATTTAACTGGTTCAATTGCTATATCAACGTATAGCTCATTTCTATCTATTCTAGAAGGAGTATTATTTGACTCATCGCAGACTACGATAAAGTCGTATAGAGCTCTTTGACCTACTAATTCTAGCAATAGACTTTCAGCTGATTGTTTAATTTCGTTTCTTGTAATTCTATCGTTAGGTTCAAACAAGAATGGACGAGCTAACAAATCTAACTGACGTCTTAGATATGCTACTAATCTAGAAACATTAATTCTATCTAAGCTACTAGCATTCTTGGCACGAGTTTTTTGTCCAAACAATACAATACCTGCACCGGGTAATGTAGCTACAGGATTAATTTTTACATCTTGTAATACATCACGTAAGTTTTGTGGTAGTGGGCTTTGTTGGAACTCGCCGTCTTTTAAGTAACCTACAGCAGTTACATTATCTACACCACCGCGTCTTGTTCCTGCTGGTGCAAACCATGGATAACTTCTTTGATCACTAACTGCAAATGTTCTTAAGATCATATGACTTGCAGGTACCATAATTGTATTACCCGTGTTGTCTGTAGTTAGTCCGCTTGGATAGAACATACCCATGTATTCATCGTAGCTTACACTGCCTGTATCATCGTTATCTAATGCAGTTGTGCTAGAACCCCATGCTCTTAGATCTGTTCCATTTGATGCCAATCTCATTGGTGTGTCACCGACAACAAATGCTGTTAATCCACGGCTGGTGTTTAGCCCAATCATATTTTGAATAGCTTCAGGATAACCTGGGCAAGCAATCAAGTTCAATACAAGAGTATCTGTATCTCTAATAGATTGATTTGTATCAATTAATGCTTTTAGAGCTTTAACTACATAACCTCTTTGAGCAACCCTGCCAAACTTACCGCTGCCGTCTGCATTGTTACCTGTAGCATTAACCCAACGTGCAGTTGCATATTTGGTTTGACCTGTGCTACCGTCCATGATCTCATTATTAAATCTCTTATTTTGACCACTGTTTGCTGTAATATCGATAGCATCTGTCTTATACATCTTAACATTGTTGCCACTACGACGTGTATTCCATAGTCTCATGCCCTGTGGATACAATGTTGGATCTGGAGCGTCTGCATCTAAGAAATTGCTGGTTAACAAATCTTTTATAGTAGCAGAAGAACTAGTAGTTCCAGTTAATCCCCAACGTGCGTCAGCAAATAACCAACCAGATGGGCTAGTATTATCTGCTAGATCTTGCTTGACCCATTTAATTTGAGCCGAACTCCATACATAGATATTCTTACCATAGTTTTCACTACTAGAGCTATCAATCCAGATATCCCCGTCAACTAGTGCTGTTCCGTCGCTCTGTCCTGTGTCTTTGTCAGGGGCAGTGGCTTTGATAATAGGACCAGCTGGGCTAGTGTTAGGATATACATTTTGATAACCTACCCATGTTGTTCCGTTATGAACTAAAATATCTACTTCGTCAGTAATACTAGAATACCATAATGTTCCATTAGCAGGTGTAGTACTTGGTGCGCTGTTTGATGCTACCACAGAAGTAGTTAGCAGTTCGACAGGTTTCCAGTTACTAGCTCTTAAAGGATATGTTGCAAATGTGCCTGTAGGATACAAATTGCTGGTATAAGTTTGTAAACTAGCATTATAGAAACCTACTAATTCTAAAGGAGCATTAGCACCATCTGTTAGATAGATATCTCCGCCTAGCTTATGTCCTAGTGTTAGAACCCTAGTTGCAGGATCAAATGTTGCTGTAACATTGGTTAAACCGGCAGCACTAACGGCCGCTGCAAATCCAGCAACAGAACTTGTAGTAATTGTTACAGTTTTTGCAGAAGCTAATCCAGGATTATTTGCTAATGTTTCTGCTACAACAAATGTGCTCCCTGGAGTAAATGTTGTAGAAGTAGAAACTGTAGTTGCAATAGTTGTTGGACTAGAAGTTGTTCTTCTAAATACTTTAAATTCTGCTGTTGCAGGAGTATTAGGAGCAGCACCAACACCTTCGTCTGGGTTACTTTCTACAAATATTCTACCTGCAGGAATATTAGTTCCGCCTGTAGTATCTAATCCTGCAATAGCTGCCTGTGTGGTTGCATAGATAGGAGCAGACACTGTATCCCAAGTTTGTGTGCTACCGTTGTAATATTTTACAATCCATTCTGCGCCCGAATTAGGTTTTGTTGTTTTAATATAAACGCTACCTGTTGCTACACCCTGTGTGGCATACTGCGGGAATTGATAATGTGGAGCAATGGTTAACTTAACAGGACCGTATGTTCCGGCAGTTAATCCTAAAGTTGCTAGTGTACCAGCAGTTACGTTAGCTAAAATTACTCTACCATCCTGTGGTGCAAGTAGATTAGATTGTGCGGTAGCATCTGCAAAGATAGCTACTTTACCATCGATGTTTTTAGCTCCAATGCCTAACTGAGGCATCTGTGTATTAATTGCTTGACAAATTCCGTTAACAGATACATCTACAAAAGTAATTTCAACACCGTTGATAGTAATTTTACTATTAACTGCAACAGCAGTTGGTGTTCCTATAACAACTGGCCAGCTAGTCTGCCAGCAGTTAGATGTAAATGTAGGTGCTACAATAGGTGCTCCAAAATTGCTTTGGATGCTAGTACCAACTTTTACCCATACATTATCTGCATTCTTAAAGAAAATAGCATTGTCATTTTGAGAAGTTATATAAACTGCATAATCCCCTATGCTGCCAATACTTGACAAAGGAGCATTATTAAGACTTGCTACATCTTTATTTGTATCATTAATAATTAAAGGAGTTTTGTTAATAAAAACTTTATTAGTGGCGTCCCACTCTCCGATACCAAACTTAGAATTTGCAGTATCTAACCAGTAAGTGCCTGAAGCAGGTTTTCCTTTTGGTTCAGATGCTGTAGGTTTTAATTCATCTAAGTCAACATCTGCTCTAACAACATACGCTCTTGAGCTTACACCTAAAACACTGTATGCGGCCTGTAAACCGTATTCATTCAATTCGCCGCCGTGTACTGGGTTAGAATTAGAATCAGTATAAAATAAAGGTGTACCAAACGTATCTGTTAGATCACGCTGGCTGGTTATCGTATAAACTTTGCCTACATTGCCAGGTAATGTACCAGCTGCGATACCGGTTCCAGATGCATTATTTTTATTGGCTTTTGTTGCTACAAAAATTAAAGGTACAGTTCCAGGAGCGGCGGTTGTATAAAAACTCTCGTCTATAACTGTTACTTGTACTCCGGGTGAATTCAATGCCATTTTCCAAATCTCCTTAATGGATTCTTTGTTTTATTTATTGAATTCTCGGGTTTTTTAACTTGTTAAATAAGCTACAAAGGGACCATAAAAGGGCGTGATATGCGTGATCTTTGCAAAGTTTGTAGGAAAAGACCGGTAGCTATCAACTATAAAAAAGAAGATAGAGTATTTTACAGATCAAAATGTGATCATTGTAGTCGGGGAAGTAAAGATGGCCAGCCTAAGTGGTATAAAGCCGGATATAGGATATCAAATAAATGTGATAAATGTGGATACACTAGCAGGTACAAAGATCAATTCAATGTATATCACATAGACGGTAACCAAGACAATTGCAAACACACTAATTTAAAAACAGTCTGTGCTAACTGTCAAAGAATTTTACATATTCTTAAGCTGCCTTGGCGACAGGGCGATCTGACACCAGATTTTTAAGTTGTTCAAATAAATGATCAATGGTGCCATTATTATCAATTTCATAATCGAACTTTGCACCCACCCATGCTGTTTCGCTGGCATGGATTCCTAATCGTTCTAGTCTAGATCTACTAGTGGCCCAAGAAAGATTACGATCGCCTTCATTAAAATTAACAGCATCTTGATACCATTCGGGTTCTGGGCCTCTTTTAACACGTACAACTAATCCGCCAGCATTATGAATAGCTTTAATTTCGTTGGGAAATCTTACATCACTGATAACAATATTATCGCCGGTCTTACGCATTTTGTTTTCTAAACTAGCAATCCAGATATCATCATGGAACCGATTACGCAATACATCTGTACCCCAATATTGCAGAACCCACCGAGGTGTAAGGTTAGGCATTTCTAATCTTTCTGCCCACCACTCGTCAACTTGTTCACGCCATTCTCGAGCTTCTTTTGTACGGCCTTCCAACAGAACGCGGTCCCAACCAAATACGGCTGCGACCGCGTCTTTAAGTGTATTAGCAAATGAGTCTCTACGGAATTCGTGAAAGTTAACCAAATAATCTGCGGCTGTATCCTTGCCCGATCCAATAAAACCAACAAAGCCAATAATCATAGTATCTCCTGGGATACTATAATTTACTATAATTAGGTATAAATGTCTATATTTTTTTTAGCCAATTACAAATGTTAACGGTTTGCCGCCATCTTTGTAATTGATTAGATCCATCTCTAGAGCTTCTATTTCGGCTTTGCCTTCGGCTTTGAGTGAAGTACCATTTAAACTTGTACCTCCCTGGGGGCTAGCGATAGTTGCAAATTTTTCACGGGCTTCGCCTAGCATGATTTTGCAGGTTGCTAGGGCATAATCTTTAAGCCATTGTCCTGAATAGGTATCCTGTAATAAATTAAAATCAGGCCTATAATTATATAACCAAAGTAGAACTTCTTCTTCCCCTCTAGGACGTTGCATTATTGTTAATTTTTTAGAAGTAGAATTCCATGTAAAATTAATGTCGCTACCAAACATTTTTCCTACTTGTTTTTGATAGCTAGCAAATGCATAGTAAGTAGCCAAACCGCCCATATTGCTAGAGCTTAAAAGATAAGTGTTTGTATAGGCTAAATTAAAAGGCTCAAAAACAGTTCCACCTTCGCCGCCGCCGGACCTAGAACCTATAGTCCTGCGTAAAATTTGCCTAACTTCCATGACTTCGTGGCTCAGAGTGTACTCGTTTACATCTTGAGAAAATGTTAAAAAACCAAAACTTTCTTCTGTAGCCGCAGAGCTACGCTGTCTAAATTTACCTAAAGCTCTATCTATTGCTATAGTATAATGTTTAGGATCAAGTTCAATGTCAATCATTCCATCGCCTAGCATGGCTTTGATATAATCGACGACTAGTTCTCGTTGTTGTATAGTATCACTCATAATGATATTTAGCCAATAAATACATCACTATGCCAAGACTCTCCCTGTACCGCCCAGAAAAGGGCAATGATTTTAAATTTATCGATCGTGCTATAAACGAGCAGTTTCAAGTTGGCGGAACTGATGTGTTTATTCATAAGTATCTAGGCCCCGTAAATCCTGCAGAGGGCGAATCTACGCCCGGTATTCCTAACAATACTAACCCTATTGGAGAATTAGGTATACAAGATTTGATTTTCATGGAAAACAGAGATAGACACTACGATTCCGATGTTTATCAAATTCGAGGCATTTATACTATGCAGGATATAGATTTTAATCTAAGCCAATTTGGATTATTTCTGCAAAACGATAATGTTATGATAACTTTTCACCTAAGAGCAACTATAGATACACTAGGTAGAAAAATTATGCCAGGAGATGTGTTTGAACTTCCTCACTTAAAAGATGAATATGCCTTAGACGATAGTATGGTTGCTCTAAAAAGATTTTATGTTGTCACAGATGTTAGCAGAGCAGCCACCGGATTCAGTCAAACTTGGTATCCTCACTTATTAAGAGCAAAATGCGAACCCTTGGTAGATAGTCAAGAATTTAAAGAAATATTAGATGCTCCTGCAGGAGACGGTAATAAAACGCTTAGAGATGTGTTAAGTGTGTATAACAAGAGTTTAGACATTACCAAATCTATAGTAGAACAAGCTGAGATCGATGCTCCACTTAGTGGTTATAATAATATTAATTTGTTCACGATACCATTAGATGAAAATGGGCTAGTAAAATATGTTGATGCTAGTAATACAGAAATTACAGTAGACTCAGTTACTACTGGCACTATTGATGCTACTACAGTTTTAGGAACTCCTGAGAAAAATATCTATGTAGGTTATCTTACAGATGACGGAGTTCCACCAAATGGGGCTCCATATAGTTTTGGTATAAGTTTTCCTTTGGCTCCTACACAGGGACAATTTCATCTAAGAACAGATTACTTTCCTAATAGACTATTTAGATGGGATGGCTCTAAATGGATCAAGTTTGAAGATAATGTTCGAATGACTATAAATCAATTAGGAACAGATGCTACAGCAACCGGCGAAAGATATGATGGAAAACCTGTAAGGCTGACACAGAGAGGTACCTTTGTTAACAATGATACTACTGCAACTATTGGAGGAAAAATTGTACCTCAGAAACAGGCTCTATCTAAAATTTTAAAACCACAGGCGGATAATTAATGGATTATTTTTACGACGGCCAGGTCAAAAGATACCTTACTCAGTTCATGAGGTTAATGAGTAATTTTAGTTACAAAGATGCTAGAGGCAATCTAATAGAAGTGCCTGTACGTTATGGTGATATGACTAGGCAAGTAGCTAATATTCTTAAAAAGAACAGCGAAAATACTATTCAAGGTGCACCTTTTATATCATGCTACATTAAAGATCTTCAGCACGACAGAAATAGAATGCAAGATCCTACCTTCATCAGTAAGATCAGTGTCAGAGAACGAGACTACGACGAACAAGCTCAGGAATATCTTAATACTCAAGGTCCAGGTTACACCATAGAAAGATTAATGCCCACACCGTATTTGGCCACATTTAATGCAGATATATGGGCAACAAATACTGATCAAAAGTTACAAATATGGGAACAAATTACTGTATTTTTTAATCCTAGTTTAGAGTTACAAAGTTCTGACAATTATATAGATTGGTCTAGTCTTAGTGTTGTTGAGTTAGTTAACCAAGTATTTGAATCGAGATCAATACCTCAAGGTTTAGAAACTGATATTAGTGTAACTACATTAAGTTTTAATTGTCCTATCTGGATTAACCCGCCTGCTAAAGTTAAAAAGTTAGGTATTGTTACTAAAATTATTACCAGCGTTTTTGCCAGCGATGCTGTTAACCAAATTAGTGCCACAGGATCCTATTCTGATTTAGCATTAGGCGATTTATTCAACAGCGATACACTAGTTGGAAAAACTGTGGTTACTCCTGGTAATTTTGGTCTGTTAGTTTTAAACAATACTGCTTCGTTGATTCTGCAAAAACAACCAGACGAAACTAGTTATGTAGCAGTTACTGATATAGACAAACGTACTAACTGGTATAAAATTTTAGATGTCTACCCTGGGCAATTTAAAGCAGGACTAAGCCAGATAAGACTATTAAGACCAGATAATACAGAAATAATTGCATATATTAGTTTAAATCCCACAGATGATTTTAGTATGCAATTAAACTTTGACACAGATACAGTGCCTTCTAACACTAGTATAGGCGGGAGAGGAACTATAGATGCAATCATTAATCCCCTTACTTATAGCCCAGAAAATAAAGTAGTAGGTACAAGATATTTGATTTTAGATGATATAAACATAAACAGTCAGTTCGGAGAAATAGGGTATGACGGGCCCGATGCTTGGAAGAATGATGACGGAACTGATTTTCAAGCTAGGACTAACGACATCATAGAGTGGGACGGAGATGCATGGCAGATATTATTCAATAGTAACACTGTAAGAACGCTAACATATATAACTAATTCATATACAGGAATTCAATATAAATGGTCTAACACTGTCGATGGATGGTCCTGGACCAAGAGCTTTGAAGGCATATATGATCCTGCGGCTTGGCGTTTGGTGTTATGAAAGAAATTATTTGCAGTGGTGGTTTATTTTTAGCTAGAGATACTAAAAGATTTTTATTTTTATTAAGAACTCAGGGAAAGACAGCTAATACATGGGGATTTGTTGGGGGTAAAAAAGAACCTATAGATCTTACACCCTACGATACTTTAAATAGAGAAGTATCTGAAGAAATAGGAAAAACTCCTCCTATTAAAAAAATTATACCCCTTGAACAATATCTAAGCAACGATCAATCATTTAAGTATAACACCTATATATTAATTGTTGACAAAGAGTTTACACCTTCTTTAAACATGGAACATTCTGGATATGCTTGGTGTAGCTTTGATCATTATCCAAAACCTCTACATCAGGGTGTTAAAGTTACATTGAATAATAGATTTATAAAAGACAAACTACAGCTAATATTAGACTTGATATAAACTAAGTCCCTGTTCTAAACCTTGAAGTTTAATTGGAATCAACATCAGCTTTGTTCCGTTACCTGTTAAATTATTATTGCCTTTGTTTTCTACTATAACTTTACTGCTATCTAATCCGTGCATATCACAGAATTTTTTAGCCAAGGTACTTAATCTATATTTTTCATGATAAACACAGTTAATGTCTCGAACCGAATGTATATTGTATAAAAAATGCTTTAGTATTTCTACCAAATCATCTAAGCTAATATAATCAAAATATATATCGTTAGATATTGTTATGGTTTTTTGTAAAGCAAGTTTTTTAAAAAATCGAGTTTCTTTTTCTGTGTGATGAAATACGCCAAATAATCTAAAATTATAAAAATTATCAGTTTCTTTTATTACTCTAGCAATTAAATTTTTAGCTAAACCGTAACTAGTATTAGGCAGATAATTGACCAAACTTTCTTCATGTATGAATCTATTATCTTTTGATAGATCATACTCATAAGCTGTTCCTAAATTAAAAAATCTGTTAAATTTTAATCTATTATTATATAGATTTTTAAACATTAATAAATTTTCATCGAGATATTTAGGATCTGTACTAAAAAGTTGTTCTCTCCCAACTAATGCCGTATGTATTACAACATCAAATGTATTTTTATTAAAAAAATTATTAACTTCTTCGGTGTTTAATAAATCTAATTGTTCCTTGCCAACAGCCAATATATTATTAGCTCTTAAATTTTTTGCAAGATAAGAGCCTACAAATCCTTTGCCGCCGGTAATTAGAACTTTCATAAATCAAACTTATAACAGTTTTCCCAACTTGGGTTATTTAGATCACGATCACTAATAATAAGATTATCTTTAATTTTCCAATTAATGTTTAAAGATTTATCATTGTAATCTACCCCACATTCGTTGTTAGGAGCATGGTATTCATCAACTTTATATCCTACAAACGTGTTTGGCTCTAGGGTTACAAATCCGTGATATAAACCTTTAGGGACAAACAGTAATTGGGGAGTTTTCGAATCTAATGTTACTGAAACGTGCTGTCCATATGTTGGAGAATTTATTCTGGCATCTACTACAACATCTTGTATAGACCCTGTTAGAACCATAATTAATTTAGCTGGGACAAATTTACTATTTTGAGAATGCAATCCTCTTAGTGTCCCTTGTAGGTTGTTATAACTCCAAAATTCGAAAATAAAATCTGTATCAATTCCAAAATCTTTTAACCAATTTTCTTTATAGGTTTCGGAAAACCATCCTCTATTATCAATTTTTCTTTCCAAATTGATTAATTTTAATCCGTGTAGAGATAATTCTTGCATCATAATTATAATTTATCGTGCAAAACTATCAAAGAGAAAATTATTGAACGAACCAATTAAAGCCGTCTGAAACAATAGTCCTGTTAGAAACTGTTGATATAACTGCTAAGAACGAAGTTGAAGTATCTCTTACATTTATTGAAAAGAGTGTTGATCTATTTCTAAATAACAATCTATAACCTGAAGTAGCTGCACCGGCAGCCGGTAAGAATACATCGCTAGTAGCTATGGTAGGATTAGCTGTAATTATGTTAGCAATAATATTGCTAGTAGTTAGTGTTACATTATTTCCAGACTGCAAAGCAACTAAATCTAATACTGTTTCTTTAATTACACCACCAACTTGTAAATTTGAAGAAATAGTAGTTGTGCCTGTACCATTTGGAGAAATAGTAATATTTTGATTAGTTAACAACGAAGAAATAGTTACTGTGGCACTGTTACCAGATCTTGTAAATGTTAAATCATTAAATGAATTAGCAGTCAAAGGTCCATTAATAACAGTAGTTGCAGTTACCTGAACTCTAGTTGCCGATAAACCAATATTACCAGTACCATTTCCTTGTATGTTTAATCCTTGGTTGGTATTAAACGGATAGACAGTTAAGTTTGTAGAAGTGCTATAGTCAATAACTAGATCATTAAATCTTGAAGCAGTAGCAGTTTCATTAACTGATAATCCGCCTACAACATTTGTAACTCTAGAAGCAGTACCTATGAATACTGTTCCAGATCCGTTGCCAACTAAGAATAAATTATTATTTGTAAGGCTAGGTCGAACTCTTGATATAGAACCTAAACCTTTTGAAACTTCAATTTCATTAAATCTTGTAGCTTCTAACGATCCTAAAACAAAAGTACTGGTATTGAATGTAGCAGATGTAACAGCATTTATTAATATGCTATTGCCTGATAGAGTTAGAACGCCAGTTCCAGTAGTGTTAATTGTTAAACTTTGACTATTGTCTGGATAAATGTTACCTGTAGCAAGTTTTATTCCGTTATAGTGGCCGCCTATATATACATTTCCTGTGGCGCTAATACCTCCGTTGGTTCTAATAGAACCGTTTGTAGTATCAGTAGCCGGTGTAGAAATTCTAACCCATAATTGATTTGAGTCTAACCAAAGATTTTGACTTCCTGATTGATCTACAACTAGTCTAGAATTTGTGGCGCTCGACGCATAAATTTCTGAGCTACCAAGACCTCTGCTTTCAATTCTTAATCTTGGAGAATCTGCAGGATTACTACTACCTGATAAAAGATGTAGACCAATCTGTGTGGTAGTAGAGTTTACTAAAATTCCTCCAGGAGTTTGTAAGAATCCTTTAATTATACTTGCCCCTTCTACTGCTATTCCGCCGGCTGAATATATCGAAGCAGTTGTAGAAAGTTGTTGAGTTGTAGTATTCCAAAATGAAGCCTGTGACGAAGACCCGGCAGTTATTTGACCGTTAGCATCAACTGTTGAAAAGAGTCCAAAGTTTCTTCCGAGAATAGTGTCACCTATTGGTCCAACAAATAATCCTGCAACAACATTACCGGTGACACCCACTCCACCGGTAACTTGAACGGTACCTGTATTAACATTAGTTGCAGCTATTCCGGCAGTAGCCCTTAGACTTGGAACATCTAGTCTTACACTACTGGTAAATTTATCCGGCGCATTACTGTAAGTAAAGTTTGCTGTAGTTCCGTCAATTTCGAAGCCGGCACCCGATGCTATAGCTGTAGTTGTCGAACCTTTTGCTAATGTTATTAATTTGTCAGTAATGTCTAAATTAGTTGTATTAAGATATGTTAATGTTCCGTTAACTCTAAAATTTCCGCCTACAGTTACATTTCCGCCTACATTTAAATTTTCCCCAATTCCGACACCACCAAATGCTACGATTGCTCCGGTATCGGTTCCTGCACTAGTTGTAAAATCTCTTATTATCAAACTACCTAAATTATCATTATAGGTAAAATCTGGACTAAACGCTGTAGTACTAGGTGCTGTTTGAAATGGTACTTGCCATTGTCCCCCGCCTGCAATGTTTGTAGCAGTGGTAGTGGAAGTCCAAATGCCTTTAGTTCCGTCGCTAACTAGATAAGTTCCCGTTGCGCCGATTGCAATAAATCCTGTAGTACCGGTGCTAACCTGATAGATAAGTGCGCCCGGTGTACCGCCTGCTATATTTGTAGCAGTACTAACAGATCCAAAAATTGGTCCGTAGAAAGTTGCTGTACCATAAACAGTTAGATTTCGACCAATTATTACACTTTTACCAAAGTAACCACCACCTAGTACAACCAGATCTCCAGTCGAACTACTGACTGTTTCATTACCGCCTATGAGATATAAACGATCAAGAACATTATTAAAGTCACGGCGCCAGCTTTTATAGGCAGAAATGTAAATGTATTTGATACCATTTACAATTGCTGTTTGGCCGTTTACTGGAGTTAGTGGAAATCCCATGTTATACTATTCCTATTATTTTACTACGCATTCAACTAGACTGTCTTCACCGTCTTCGAGAGCATAAGCAAACGGTTGCTTACCGTTATTTACAGCCCAACCTTGCCCATTGTCTGTAGGCCATATGGCATCACCTTTCTTAACTTTGCCCTTGATTTTAACAGGAACTCGACCTAGCAATGCTATAGCTTGGCCTTCACTACTGCTATTCATTAGATAAGCTGGTTTAGCAGAAATAACACCAAGTACATAGTCATTGTTACCTGTAACCATTGTAGCTTCATTAGGACCACCAACCTTAACTACTGTTCCTACAGAATATTCTTTGTCTGTTAGATACTTTTCTGCCACGTCAGCGTATTGCGCCGAAGTTGCAGTTCCTCTAAAGAACCTAGCATATACGTCATTAGAAGCATTAGTTAGATATAAATCTGCAGATGGTAAATTATATCTACTAGGACTTGCCTGATATTGCAGATAATAAGTGTTGGTTGCGCCTAGATATACATAGCCGCCGTTAGCCCTTAACTGGTTCGATGTTACTGTTGTACCGTCAAATGTAAAGGCCGCGCTAGTAGCTAATATGTTACTAGCATTCTTATACAGAACTTGGTTAGCAGAACCAACTGTAGCTAAGTTACCTGCAGAACCTTGGAAGCCAATATTACCTGTACTACCTTGGAAACCAATAGCACCGATACTTCCAGTCCATCCTTGAATACCTTGGCTACCCCTAAATCCAGCCGAACCTTGGAAACCTGTTGGACCAACGCCGCCTGCAGAACCTTGGAAACCTTGGCTACCTCTAAATCCAGCACTTCCAGTAAATCCAGAACTTCCTAAGAAACCTGCTGATCCTTGGAATCCAACTCCGCCTGCACTACCCCGATAACCAGCAGATCCATAATAACCGGGAGAACCAAAATAACCCACCGATCCAGTATAACCTGCTGAGCCCCTATACCCTTCTGAACCTCTAAATCCTGATGATCCTTGGAAACCGATTGATCCAGTATATCCTGCAGAACCCCCATATCCCGGTCCAGCGGATCCTTGGAATCCAACATTACCTGTACTACCTTGGAAACCTACTGATCCTTTAAAACCTTCCGAACCTCTAAAACCTTCGCTACCAATATAACCTGCAGATCCTCTGTAACCAATGCTTCCTTGATAACCAGCAGACCCCTGGAATCCGACGCCAGAGCTACCTTGGTAACCAGCACTACCCCAATAGCCGATTGATCCAGTATATCCTGTTGAACCTCTATAACCCTCTGATCCTCTAAAACCTTCTGAACCAGAATAGCCTGCGCCCGCTGATCCTTGATAACCAGCTGATCCTCTATAACCCTCTGAGCCTCTATAACCTGCTGATCCATAGAAACCTACAGCACCAATACTTCCCGCATAACCTGCTGAACCGGTATATCCTGCAGAACCATAATAGCCCGCTGATCCTCGA